TGACTACCTGTTTCATTGCCATAATTTCTTGCGAAGGATCTTTAGATTCTTGCGCCACTAATAAAATCTTTTCTTCTTTTACAGTATAAGTTCTATACTTTATCTTTTCTCCACTTGAAGGTAGTGTCGCTTCAAAGATCGGTAAATCAATCTTAGGTAAAGCCATATTATAATCTCCTCATAATTTAAAAAATGTTCTTAAGATCTCTTGATATTCTATCAAATGTATTAGTTACTCGAGTATATCTGTTAACTGCATCTTGTACAGATCTTGGTACAAGGTTCTGCCCAATTAATTGTCCAACGGCGCCAACTTGATTAAGTAATCCTAATAAACCATTACCGCGCCCAAATCGAGCTGTTGGAGAACCAATCTGTTCGCCTGTAAATTCTATGCTATCATATTGGAAGCTTACAGGTAATACTGAGAATGAATCATTGTTTTCCCAAGCCAAATCAACATCACCTATTTGAATAGGAAACGCATTGTCAAGAATAACTTCATAATATTGCCCTGATTGTTCGTAATTTGTTGAGTATTGTCTAATAACTATACGAGCACCATACTCATCTTTATAGCCAACTTCAAAGGGTAATCTGCCGCCTACTTCAGCAAAGGATCCAGCAGCTTTACTATAGTTAATTACGTTTTGTACCCAGTTGTGAAAGAATGTTAATACTTGATGATCTGAATCTAATAAGAATATTGACTGTACTGGTTCCATATTAATGGTCATTGGCATCATTTTACGTAATTGACCAACTGCTTCATATTGAGTAGCATTAATAGACATACCAGGAATAGTAGCGTTCTTACAAAAGAATACTAGATCTCGTGAGTTAGCTCTTGATTTTGTTGTTGAGCTCTGATTAGGAAAGATCTGTACTTCGAATAAAGAACCACGTGCAGGACCGCCAAACCAGTCCATTTGTGATTTAAATTCATTTATTCTAAACGCCATTATCGACCTCTTATTGTTTTTCTAGATTCAGCGTATACTTGGTTAGCATTTGCACCAACGAATTTCTGCATTGGTAAGAATAAAGCAATATCCCATTCCGATGGGTTAATATATGCTGGCTTTGTTCTTACATGCGCATTTAAATAATGCTTAACACATGGCGCAAATTCTTTGAACTTTGCCGCTCCATTCAAAACTTTGTAAGAAGCTTTTAAACGAGTGGTTTCATCAAAATTCTTATTATTTAAAATAGTATACAATTGATCCATTAATTTTGCTCTTAATATTGGTGGCAAATAATGCATATTGATACCAAGAAATCCACCCTTTGCTTTATTTATTGGAAATATTAAAGGAAATCTGTCGTAATAAGGAAGTGTTTCTTTATGCTTTGGATCATAAGCAAACAAATACATATTGCCCATCATAAACCGACTATCTTGGCGCCTGTTATTATCACCTCTTAATTCGCGTATAACTTTATCACCTTGTGATCTATTTTTGGTAGTGCGTGATATCTCTTTAGCCTGTTCGCGGTACCAATCTCGCGCGGCTGCAGTACGAGCTGGAACTTGACCCGCTCTAATACCTTTTAGTAGAATATCATCAAACAATGCAGCCATTTATTTAATCCCTAGTTCGTGTTCAGTATATATTTGGAATTCCCAGCCTTTTTGTGCGCAATACGCTCGAGCTGCTTTCCATTTTGCTTCGTTTATACCCCAAGTTTTAACCTCATTTAGGTATCTTCTTGATGGTTTACCTTTAGCCGTTTTTGCTTTTTTAATGTCAGGCGGTCGCGTTTGCCCCTTTGGTTTAATCTCAATCATCAACGTTTTTGCTTCGCCACCGCTAATTTTTCTATGTACTATTACATCTGGAAAATATCTATGTCTCTTTCCATCAATAGGTGAATAATATGGTATTGCTACTTCTTCACTTTGCCACCAAATAACATCAGGATGCTCATCTACATATCTAAAAAATTTAAATTCCCACATTGAACGATAAATTATTCTAGACGGATCACCCTTGTATTTGTTTGGATTTTTTGGACGGAATCTTCCACTATACGCCAAACTTCACCTCACAATTTGTTATAAATAGAAATAATAAATTATTTATAAGCAAGGGCAGCGTCATTCCATGGCAAAATCATCAAGACCAGAGGTTTTCAGGAGAGAGTTTGAAGAGGCTAGTGCCGAATTAGGCGCCCATTACAAATTTCCTGATAAACCGTATCCACATAGCATTCTTTTAGTGTTTAAAGAATATGACTACAAAGGTTTGAATGCTGCCAATGGCTCGTTTAATAGCTTGTTAAATACGCAGCAAAAATCGGAAGATGGTTCGCGCGCTTCAGGCTTTGGATTAAGAGCAGAACGTGCCGTTGAATTGCCGTTTCCAAAACAGTTGCAAGATACATCAGGCTTAATTATAAACAGTTTTTCTCGTGATCCATTAATGGAATCTTTAGCCGATAAAGCAAATCAATATATGGGAAGTGACGCTACGTTGAATCAAGTGCCAGGTATGATACAAGGTATGGGTGCTAATTTGGCTGGATTGTTTTCAGGATCGGGTGATGGTCTAGGGGAATTTACTAAAAGTCTAAGCGGCACGACATTAGGCGATTCTGCGCAGGTTGGAAAATACTTAATGCGCAAAATGGCCGGCGATAGCCAACTTGGTAGAGCTATTGATGTTACAAGCGGACAGACTCTTAACCCTCGTGAAACATTAGCATTTGAAGGTGTGCAACTAAGACAGCATCAATTTAACTGGGAACTATATCCAAGTAACGAAGGTGATTCCAACCGAATTAAAGAGATCGTTAAGATAATGAAGCGATCTGTTCTCCCAGTTACCGCAGACTTTAATAATATTGCAAAAGCTTTCTTAAAATATCCACACACTGTTGATATATATCTATTGGGTGTTGATGCTGAGCACTTTATTAAGTTCAAACCTGCGATGGTTACTAATATGACTGTCGATTATGGTGCAGGTGGTAATTTGGCTATCATGAAAGGTGGTAAACCAGCTGGTGTGAGCATCTCATTACAATTACAAGAACTACAAATTGAAACTGCTGATGACTATAGCGTTGGAACGACAGGCGGTTAGACCGACGCCAGCGGCGGATTTATTGGACCATAAGGATTAGAAATGGCTAAGTATTTTGAAAATTTTCCAAAGATAGATTACGAAGGTTATAAAGTAAAAGACATTACGAGAAGAAATGGCTTTACTAGTTTTGTTGCTTCCAATCCTATGTTATTTTTGCCTTTTACTGTTAAAGAAGGCGAAAGACCAGAAGATATTGCAAATTATTACTATGGTTCTACGGACTATACATGGTTAGTTTATATGTCGAATAATATCATTGACCCGTATCATCAGTGGCCAATGGCTGAAGCAGATTTTAATAATTATTTAGCCACAAAGTACGGTGAAGTATCTGGTCGTGTTGGCGATGAAGCTGTCGAATGGACAAAAGAAGATAATGGTGATAACATCATTTATTATTATAAAGAGGTTTAATAAATGGCTATAGATATTGTAAAATTAGCACCGGAATCTTTTAGAACAATCTATCTTCGTAAAGAAGACCGAGTTATTCTGCGTACAGAACAAGGGCGTAAGATTATTATTAAACGCATTATTCCTGATGAGTGGAAACCTTGGAAAGTTTATGACCAAGAGCTATCAGAGAATGAAAACAAAAAAGAAATATTCTTAATTGATAGAACATATTTACCAATTATTGAAACTGAATTTACTAGAAAAATAAGAAGATAGTAGATGGCAGATACAAATCCAGCGTCATTTGAGTTTATAAGTGCTACTTTAACTTCATATGACGAACAAACAGTAAAAGATATATCCTCAAACTTCATTGGTGGGTTTGAGCTTAATCAATCTATGGATATGACAAGCTACAATGGTGCTTTAACAATCTTAGATACTGTTGGTCTTTTGGAAAGCATGCCGATCCGTGGTGAAGAAATTCTTGATTTAGTAATCAAATCTTTCGATTTAAATACAGAAGTAAAAATTAAAGGCTTTATTCATAAAGTATCTGATATCGTTCCAACTCAAAGCTCTAATGGAGTTATGTATAAATTGCATTTTGTTTCTTATGAAACATTTAAAGCAACTACAAGACGCGTGATACAAGCATATACAGACTCTGTAGAGAATATGGTTAAGGATTTATTTGAAAATAATTATTCTAGACTAGATAATGAAATTACGGTAGATCCAAAAAATGATACGAGAGTGTTACCTTATAACACAAAGCATTACAGTTTAATTGACAATCCAGATCGCGGTTTGTTTATTCAACGTACAAATGGAACATCAAACCTAGTAATTCCAAGATTGATTCCACCTGAAGCTATGTATTTTGTTGCATCACGTGGATACAATCCAGATACACCATCACAAACATTTAGATTTTTCGAAACTGTTGACAGCTATTATTTTTGCACAGATGAATTTTTTATTAAAGGTGTAAGCGATAAAGATCTTATTAATTTATTTTATGCGCCGGTTATTGATTATACACCGGAAAGCATGATGAGTCAAATTAATAGAATTGAAAGTTTACAAATTATGTCAAAAGGCATCGATACTTCTACAGATTTATTTTCCGGTTCTTATAGAAATGAAGTTGTAGAAATAGATCTTATTAGAAAGAAATTTGAACATAAGAAATTTAATTTTGATAATGCTAAATATATTGATATGACAGGTGATGTTCGTAATCTAGAAACTAATCCACATACAAAACAATTTAGAAATGATTATTTCCGCGAAGATAACGCTAAAAGATTTATGATATTTAAGAACTACCAAAGCACAGGTGACAACCCAAGTACTTTAAATAACGATATGCACTTTACAGATATCGTACAAAATAGAGTATCCTACTATCATCATTTAAATGGTACATCTTTAATAGCTACACTAAAAGGAAGATTAGACATTAAGCCTGGAATGATAGCAAATTTAGATATTAAAAAATTAGAAGGTGTAAGTAACTCTGTTGTAGATAATGATACGTTATCCGGACGTTATTTAATACAATCAATATCTCACGTTTTAAGTGAAGACGGCTCACTGCTTGCTTCTCTTAAAATGGCAAAATTCGATTGGAGTGCACCAGCTAACCAAACACAACCAGATACTTCAGCATCAGCAGGTGATAATTAATGTTTGAACATGGCGTAGGAATTAAAAATCCGTTATTCTTTATTGGTGTTGTAGAAAACAACGTAGACCCTAGAAGAGAAGGTCGCGTACAAGTTCGTGCGTTTGGTATACATGGCACGAATAAGCAGGTACCTCGCGACGAATTACCTTGGGCTATTGTTGTTAAAGGTGATTATGATCCTAATGGTGCACCGGGTTTAGGCTTGCCGGCAATTAATGCTTGGGTGTTTGGTGCATTCTTAGACGGTCGTGATGCGCAACAGCCAATGGTATTAGGACTGATACCTACACAATATACAGAAGGCGTGGATCCAGATAAAAATGGATGGGGATATATTCCTGATACATCTGATGCAGAATTGTTAGCTCGTGGTTCAGATCCAGAATCTTTTGGTGAACCAAACAACTCTCGTTTAGCACGCGGCGAAAATATTCAAGAAACACACGTACATCAACATCAAGCGAGTCGTGTGCAAAATATCAAGATTGGCGGGTATGAGGGTAGAACATGGAGTGAGCCTGGATCTGCTTATAACGCAGAATACCCTCATAACAGGGTTATACAATCCGGTTCGCATAGCATAGAACTTGATGATACACCCAATGCAGAACGCATTACTATCTGGCATAAATCTGGTTCATACGTACAAATAGACAATAAAGGTGCGACAACTCATAAATCTACAAATGACAAATACGAAGTTAATGATAGAAACCAGCACGTAGTTGTTGGCGGAATGAGTACTGTTACAATTAATGGTAACAGCTATGTATATGTCAAAGGTAATAAGATTGAAGAAATTGAAGGCGATCTACAAACGCTAGTTCATGGCAACCATTTGTTATCTGTTGGTGGACAATCTACAATTAATGCTTCCGAGCAAGTACAAGTAAGAGGCGCTGATGTCAAGGTTGAAGCTAATGTTGGTACAATGTCGGTTAAAGCTGGTAAAGAAATTAATGTAAGTTCTGGATTAACTGGCGGATTAAATTATGGTGCTATCTCAATTAAATCTGAAAAGATTCTAGTTGACGCAACAGATAAGTTACATTTGCGCGGCAATACCCAAGTCAATATTCAAGCAATTGCTGAAATGAACTTATCTGCTCTTGCAATTAATCAACTGTCTACAACTTGGGCTTCCAAATCGACAGTAAGTCATAGTATGTATTCTGGTCTTACTACTGACATTGGTGGTGGAATTGATGTTGCGATTGGCGGGGGTATTCAAACCAACATTAATTCACCAATAGTTAATATCGATACCTTTGTTAATTTAGCAGGCGGATTATCTAGACCTAATGTTGCTTCCGCTACGACAACCGCCGCCACGGCAAGAGTTCTAACGCCTCCAACAAATCAAATAGCATTTACACCTGGATCACAATCTCCAGAAATTGCTTGGGGTGCATCTTCTATTGAAGCGCCAGAGCCAACAAGTAAATCAACATCAATTGTAGTAGAAGATCCTCAGTCACAAGCAAGTACCGGATATGCAGCTGTTAGACCTAGAGCTGAAAATACTGCAGCGTCTGTTTCTAATGTTACTACAGTAATGAATACTGCCGCAGCACCATTATTAGACTTTATTGGTAATAAAGAAAGTGATGGTTATGATGATATCTCTGGATTAGTATCACAGTCTAGATATCCATCTAAACCTTTAACGCAAATGACTATTCAAGAAGTTCTCGATTGGCAAGAATCCATTGATAGCTTCCAGGGTTCAGAAGCATCTGGCAGATATCAGATTATGGAAGATACTCTTCGTGGATATAATAATGATCGCTCGAGCGGCCCTGGCAATCCTCTATATGCCAGAGCTGGTTTAAGCGCTGGCGATTTATTTAGCCCAGAAAATCAAGATAAGATGGCAGTTGTTCTACTTGAAGGCAGAGGACTAAGCAGATTCTTAAATGGTGAAATCACGAGAGAACAATTTGCAAATAACCTAGCAAATGAATGGGCGTCATTACCGTTAGTAAATGGTCCTAATGCTGGACGAAGTGTATATGCCGGTGATAGTGTTGGCAATAGAGCACTTACAACTGTACAGGAATTCTTAGATGCAATTGATGCTGTTAAAGCAAAAGAGCAAGCAATTATTAGTGGAGGTGCTGGATAATGGCATGCGAATGTAAACCAGGAAAGCAAATTTGCAATAGCTGTTTATCAAACATCTACGATCGTAATAGACTTGCATTAGAAGGTACAACCGTTTATACAAATGGCAACGGTGAGTATACTCTAAACCAAGTTAATGAGTTTGAAAAGCAATTTAGAAGCAATATTATTGCAGACGTTCAAAACAATCCTTTATCAAGCGCAGTTGCGAGATATGGTGAATCGTCGTTTTATGACTCTGTTAATAGTATTAACAATGATTTCTTAAAAAGAGATTATATTATAGATCAATTACCTCAATACGAAGTTCTTAATAAAAGATTAGAACGAGGTGGTATTACACCACTAGAATTTGCTGCATTTATTAGAAGTAGTAATTATAGCCCGGCAAGTGCTATAGTATCTTCTA